CAACGGTGTGCTCCATCCTTTATGCTGTGATTCCACGTGGATTACGGCAGAGAGGAGGTCAACGGAAGTGTCCCGATTTAGGTCGTATGTCAATCAACATACTCAGGACTCATCTTGGACCTACACACAAAGTGGTGTAGATTACAAGGTGACTTCTGCGTTTGTTGAATGGAACGCTTTCGAAGAAATGATCGATAGCGTTGATCGCACGGTTCGAAATCATCCGTGCTACCATACGACTCTTGCAGCAGAAGGTGTTGCAAGAGAACCCTGGACTTGGGCTGGTCATTCCTATACAGAGCACGGTGGCCCTGCATGGAATGGCTGGCAACCCGACCCAGGATCCTATATGGAACGCTTCCACGACGGGATCTTTACCCCTAGTCTCTTGGGAGACTTTGCAGATGCAGCTTTTGCTGCATTTGCAGATCAAGTTCCCCAAGAAGTTGACATTGTCAACTTTGGACTAGACTTCCGCCAGATTGGGGATTTAATTCCCAAACTGGAGGAATCAATGTCCAAGACTGTCGCTTCCGGCTATCTGAATTACTCATTTGGGTGGAAACCCTTCCTGAGTGATCTTCAGAAGCTCGGTAGATTATCCCAAACCGTAGCAGACAGGCTTGCCTGGCTGCGCGATACTTGGGGGAAATCTGTCCGTCTGGGATACTTTCAAGAGGTGGATTATCCAATCTCTGAAAGATTCCAGAAGGTAAGCGGCACATTTTACCCTACTTGTCTATCCGCTAAGGCAACGCTCTTAGCAAGTGGTACTTTGTACCATGAGCTTGAACGTCTTAACGGTATAGAGGGTACAGTGAGGGGTATGATTGCAGCTCTTGGTCTTAACAGTCCATCACGAGTAGTATGGGAAAGAATCCCTTACTCTTTTGTGGTGGATTGGTTTGCTAGGACCAAGAGTATCACCGACTCCTTCAGATACCAGCCTTTTACTGGTCTCTGGAGAGTCTCAAATGTATGCACCTCTATGAAGATTCATCTCAACATAGAGTGGCGTTACTATGAGGCTGGTGTTCGCGAGCATAGTGCTGGCTTCACCACCGGTGATTTCTACAACCGTCTCGTTGGCCTGCCAGTCTCCTCTCAGATCTTGAGTGGAGACCTTTCACCGACGCAGCAGCTCCTTGCAGCTGCGTTGTTAATCGGCGCAGCACGTTGATGTGCTGTCGGCTGTGTTATTCTGCCATGATCAATGAAGCTCATGTCAGGGTAACTCACTAGGAGGTACCTATCAATGGCTTTCACGTCAGATCTCGTTCTCGATGATGCGAGCGGTGACGATGTCACCTATCGACTCACTGGAACTTCTTCCAATGGGTCAAAAAGGATCGACATCGCTACTACCCTCTCCGAACCTGCCTTCCTCAACATAAATCATGCTGTGTCAGGCAAGGGTGGAGATGCGGTTGATCGGCATCTCGTTCAGTTCCAACGAACGATTACCGATTCATCCGGCACGCCGCGGACCCTCACAGTGAACTTCACTTGTGCGGTTCCTCGTAGTTCGGTCATCACCTCTCAGGTGGTCAAAGATCAGATTAACAATCTGCTTGATCTCCTATCAGATGGTGCCTTGACCACGTTGGCGTCGTCCAACAACATCGACTCTCTCTTACGAGGAGAAAGTTAACCAAGAGTTATTCCCTTTTCGGGGATTTCTCTCTCCACCTCTACTTGTTAGCGGTGGTTCTCCATTTACTGGAGGTGGTTAGCTCTCTAATCGAAAGTTAGAGACGTATCTCTACGATGATGTAGAGTAGAAATCTGACTGACTGTCCGGAGATAGGCTCGGATAGGTGCCATTGTGAATGGTCCTAGGAAGAGCCGGGATGAGTATATACTCAACCTCTTCAGACAGCTGATCATGTGCGATCCACTTGGAATCACACCGCATAAATCCCTTATGAAAGATATCGAGACATTGGAGTCTCGCTACTCTCATGAGGGGCTCGCATTCCTAACCAAGACCCTTCCTAAGCTTGGGAAAGATCTTGATCGGAGTGTGGTAACAGGAATGTTCTCGAGCAGTGCTGGTTTTAAGACCAGTCACTGTCGTAATACACCTGCATTTCTGCAGGCGTATTTCAACATCCTGTTCGATGGTAGTGGTTTGCTCCTGGAAGAAGCACCAGCGGAAGCGTTGAAACACCTTCGCCAGGTTCTCTTCTTCGCGTACAAGCTGGAGCTACCTTATTCATCAGAGCTCACTAATGCGGTTCTGAACCGCTTTAAGGAGACCGATGAACAGCTCCCGCTTGACTTTGATTCTGAGGTTAGTGATCTTCTTGATCACTGCGCTCGAATCACAAGTGTTGTCTTTGATGGTTTCGACCACAAAGACATACTACCGCGACATGGTCCAGGGGCAGTGGCAACTGGTGAAAAGGTTGAAGAGAAGTGGAACTTTTCACGTCTCTACAACCAGATTCACCAGGTTTACCCCTATTACGACTATTATATGGTCGGTAGGGGTCGTGAATTGCTGGACCGTCGGGATTGGTATCTTTCTCTTGAACGGTGTGAATCCGGTCAAGCGAAAGTTATCCTCGTCCCGAAGGACTCGCGTGGTCCGCGGCTCATCAGTGCCGAACCGTTGGAATACCAATGGATTCAGCAAGGATTGGGCCGGAAGATGGCACACCATTTGGAAGCGGTTTCGCCGCTTACGAAAGGGCATGTCAACTTCACAGATCAAGAGATCAATCGCAGCATTGCTCTCAGTAGTTCAACTACTAAGAGTTTTGCTACCCTTGATCTCAAAGATGCGTCGGACCGGGTTTCGCTTGCAGTCGTTAGAAGAATTTTTGGCTCTGTGCCAAAACTTCTTCAAGGACTAGAAGCTACCCGTTCGAGTACGACACTTCTCCCCAATGGAGAAGTTGTTACTCTCAGAAAGTATGCTCCAATGGGAAGTGCATTATGCTTTCCCGTGGAGGCTTACGTATTCTGGGTAACACTCGTCGCATCAGTAGTTCGCGCTAAGCACTTGCCACTTAAACAAGTGGTTAGGTCGATCTACGTCTACGGGGACGATATAATCGTCCCTACGGGGTGGGCCGACCTATGCATACAGTCGCTTGAATCAATTGGCTTGGCAGTCAATCGAGACAAGTGCTGTATAACTGGGTCCTTTCGAGAAAGTTGTGGCATGGATGCCTTTAAGGGCATCTCCGTCACACCTATTCGATTGCGACACCAGTTTACATGGTCACCCCAGGATGGGACGGTCTTATCTGCGTATGCATCCCTTGCAAACCATTTGCAAAGGACGTATCCGCAAGTAAGCTCCCTTATATGGGGGATGGTTGAGAGTACCTATGGAAAAATTCCATATGGTACCTCGAGGTCCTCCTTTCCATGTAAGGAGGTGGCATCACAGGATCGGGCAATCTCGCTTAACGCGGGGTTTCTCCCCTGTCGTGTCAACCGTCGTTTCCAACAGGTTGAGTTTAGGGTCTCTACGATCTCCTCAGTTCGTAGAGAGACTAGCCTTGACGGTTGGACTCGATTGTTGCGGAACATGGTTTCCCCACCAATCGATGAACCATCCAAGGTTGTTCGTCCACGCTCAACCGTAATAAAGCGTGGTTGGAGGGCCGTCTGGTAATCCAGACGACTATCGGGGGG